AGGCAGCGACCTGCAGCGCGAGCTTGCAACAAGAAACGCTGAGTTTTTTGTTAGCCAGCAGCAGGCGTTAAACGATAAAGAAATTAAGCTTGAGCAGAGCAAGCAAGATCAGCTTGCAGGCATTAGGCGGACAGCAAACGAGGCCTTCATTGCTGAGCAGCTAAATGTAAGCGCTCAGACTGCGGCTCGGCTGGTCGAATTGTCAGAAGCAGCCTCAAGGCCAGCGGAAGAGCTGCGGTCTAGCTGGACCGGCGCCATGCTGGACGTAGGCGACAGCATCGGCGATACGCTTGGGCAGGCCATAGTGCAGGGTGAAGACCTGGGCCAGACAATCAAGGGGGTTGCTCAGTCGTTCCTGGCTGACCTGATCGGGTCGCTGATAAAGGTCGGGGTTCAGATGCTGTTAAACCAAGCGATCGGAACCGCTGGGGTGACTGCGGCAACAGCTGCATCCATAGGGGCTGGGGCGGTGTCTGCTGCTGCATGGGCTCCGGCAGCTGCTCTTGCATCATTGGCAAGCTTTGGCGCTAACGCTGCGCCAGCGGCGGCAGGCATCGCATCAACAGTTGCGCTTTCGCAAGGTCTCGCCCTCGGCGGGGGAAGACTTAACGGAGGCCCAGTAGGCCCTGGGCGCGCATTCCCTGTTGCAGAGGATGGAAGGCCTGAAATTCTCACGCAGGGAAACCGGCAGTTCCTAATCCCCGGCGCCCGAGGCGATGTAACAAGCAACAAGGACATGCGGGGCGGCGGAGCGCCTAGCATTAATATCAACTTCAACGTCCAGAACGAAATGCCGGGCGCCGGGTTTGAGGTTCGAGGAGTGCGCCAGGAAGGATCAGAGGTTACAATTAACGCCATCGTGAGCGACATCAGGACAGGCAACGGGCCTATCACCAGGGCGCTTACCGAATCGACAAGCGTGACGAGGAAAACCCAGTAATGGCAACTGTAAACTGGCCGACAAGTCTTAGGAACGCGATCCAGCAAGGCAAGAGCCGTTCTATCGGGTCCGCATTCAGGCAAGCGGACCCGGCTGCCGGCCCGCCGTTTGTTGAGCGCTTCACTGATGATGAGCCGATATTCTATGATTTCCAGCTCCGGTTCAATCGCATTGAAGCGCTTGTGTTCTTCTCATGGTTCCGCGACCCGCTTAACGCAGACAAGGGCCTGGCAGAATTCAACTTTCCGTTTGAAGCTGAATGGGGCGATGTCGAAGAGGATGCCCGCTTCACTTCTGACGGGGTTCCGCAGCTGGTGTCTCAGGTCGGAGGAATATCCACCTACAGCGCCAGGGTTGTGATTCGTGAGTTCACCACTCAGCCAGATCCTGAATTTGTTCTAGGCTATTGGGAAGAGTTCGAGAACGACCTGTCTCAGCTTAATTTCTTGGACATCATGATTAACGAGTCGATGCCTGTATGACGCCTGCTGAGATGATGATGCTGGATGCAATGATTCACAGCCTTCCTGAGACATGGGGCGACGCGACTGCGCTAGATCATGCCATTAACAATGAAATGCCGGGGGCGTAATGGCTGAAGTAAACGTCAGGATTCAGAACTTCTTCAATAAGAAGCCGATCGCCACCATCAGATTCCAGACTGTCGAGATATGGCATGAGCAGATTGGTACTCTCCGTTTCGTCAAAGACTTCACTGATAAAAGTCTTGGAATCGAATCAGGAGCAGACCGGGACGCTGGGCAAACAGTGCTGTTTTCAGCGCTCGATTTCGATGTGGTAGACCCGGCGCAGACTGACACGCCTGAAGCGGTTATCACAATCCAGCTCGGTCGGGTTGGCAGCGATGTCAAAGACAACCTGAAATTGATTCGTGACTTCGGCTTTATGAGCTCTGTCGAGGTGATTTACAGGTATTATCTGAGCGACGATCTGACTGAGCCGGTCAAGAAATACAAGCTGTTTGGAGGATCCGTTATTCTCAACGGCAACAGTGCCGGCATAACGGCAGAGGATGACAACCCAACCAACCAGGATATCAGCAGGGTCTATACTTTCGAGGATTTCCCTGGGCTGGAGGCGCTATGACTATCGGGGTATCATGGGTATAATAATTCCACAGGAGGCTTCCCCATGGTTCCACGATCTAATGATCGATTTATCCCTGAACTGTCTACAATGGTTGAATTCTGTGATGGAGTCCCTTACTGGAAAGTGGACAGAGGCCCATTCAAGAAAGGGAGTCGTGCCGGCGGTATAAAAATCAATTCTGTCGGAATGCAGTACATAAGAATCGGCTTTAAGCGCAAAGGCGTCTATGCTCACAGGCTGGCGTATTATATATACAACGGATGTATTCCTGAAAACATAGACCACGCTGACGGAGACACCATGAATAATAGGGCCGAAAACCTAAGAGCCTGCGATCATTCGAAAAACATAGCAAACTGCAGGGCAAACCGGCGTAAAAATAAAAGCGGATACAAGGGCGTTTACGCTCAAGGCAACAAGTGGTCTTCTCAAATAAGGCACAAAAACAAGCTGATTCATATAGGGCTGTTCTCTACAAAATTAGATGCGTCTAAGGCTTACGATGTTAGCGCCGCAAGAATATTTGGCATGTTCTCTGTTTTAAACTCGACGCTGACCCCTTCTGAATTTGTAAATATGTCTGTTGGCGTCCCTTGGGTAAACAGAGGTGCTACATTTGACGGCATGGATTGCTGGTCTGTAGTTACGCTATATTTCCACTTGGTACATGACATACAGATCCCGATAGTCCGGGGCTACTCTGACGGGTCCACACCGATAGCAGACGGGTTTTTCCAGCAGGCCGAATCAGGCTGGTGGAGGAAAGAGCCGGGGCCATCGGACGGGCTCGTTTTCGCGGCATTCCATGGCGATATACCGGCCCATGTCGGGGTTATTACTGGCGGTCGATGCCTGCATTGTCTGGGGTCAGACGACAAGCCGGGAAGCGTGGGTTATCATAGTATCCGCACGCTTGAAAAACTCTATTCACGTTTGGAATATTGGCGATATGTCGGCAACGATTGTAATCCACACCCCAACGGATAAGCAGATTATCCCGGTTGATTCCGGGCATCCAATAATCAGCCATCTAGAAAGAGGCTATCCCAAAAAGAGCGAGGCGGAGCTGCCGTTCCACGGGATAGAGACTGATCTGCATCTTGGCAGCGTCCATGAATCAACGGTGATTTCTCAGCAGGATTGCAGCAGAATCCTTGAAGATGGTGATGTTCTTCACATCGTTCACCGGCCAAGCGGATTTGACCCCCTCACCATTGCCCTGATTGCCATAGCTGTTATCGCTGTCGCCACTGTGATTTTGATCCCTACGCCATCAATCCCAAACTCTCAGGGGCAGACAGGGAAAGACAGCCCAAACAACTCTCTAAGCGGACAGACAAACATCGCCCGGCCTTACCAGGCAATGCCTGAAATATTCGGGAGGATAATTTCATTCCCTGATCTGTTGCAGCCATCACTGTTCGAATACGTTGCCAACACAAAACAGGTGCGCGAAGTTTTCGGCCTTGGCGTTGGTGAGTTCCTGATAAACGAAATCAAGAGCGGCAAATCTCTTCTTTCTGGAATCCCTGGCTCATCGGCTACCGTTCGCGACCCTGGCGACATTCCGCCAGACCTTCAGATTGGCAGAGAGACAAACGACATCAACGGACAGGAGCTGCTCGCGCCTGATGACCCTACAGTTTCAAGCGTCGGGAGGCTTGTATTCAAAGACAAGCTCGACGCTGCCAGCCCGGCCAATGTTCAGTTCACATCAACAAATCTGATTGACATACCGGACAACGCTTTTGCCTATAACCTGGATCTGTCGCCAGGTGATCAGCTGGTGGTCACTGGAACGGTCAGCAACAACGCTACGTTCACTATCGCATCGATCACCGACAACGCGGGCCAGGTGCAACTTGATGTGACCAGCGGAGTGACTACAGAGGGGCCGGTGACAGCGACATTTACCAGGGTGACAACGGCGCCAATGGTCGTGTATTCGTTCGACCTGAATGTTGAGGAAAACCTGAGCATTGATTCCCTGAATAAATTCACCATTGCTGACACGGCATCAAACAACGGTGATTTTAATGTTCTCACTCATGGCCCGGACACGTTCCTGCCGACCATAGACGGCACTCCTTTAAGCGCGATTCGGTTCACTGTCACTGAAACTGTCATTGATGAAGATGACGCGTCTGCGACGATGGTCAGATTCGGGCAGGATCCTGACGCAAACGTGGGATGGTTCCAGCTGGCCGACACTGCAGAGCAAGTGTGGTTCCATTTCCAGATGCCGCGAGGAATACGCGACCAGAACGGAAACGTGATCACAGTCAATATCGAGGCTGACATCCAAGAGACAGACTCAGGTGGCACCCCGACGGGTATTATCGATACGGAAAACTATTCATTTACAGGCGGAACCTTTGACGCGCAATTCAAGACGGAGAAATTCACAGTTCCAGTTTCGGGCGGGTTTTATAGGGTCAGAGCCAGGCGTACCACGAATAAATTCGCAGGATCAGCGCTGGACCAGGTTAAGTGGGAGGATGCTGTTGCGGTCGCTTCGTATTCCGGCGCCGGGTTCGGTGACATCACTACTGTTGACGTTAACACTGTCGCGACGAGCTTCGCTATCAGCTCATCTCAACGAAAAATAAACATCGATTGCACAAGGAAATTACCTACCTGGACGGCTGGTGGTGGGTTTAATCCAACACTGACGGATACGCGGAAATTCGCTGATGCTGTCCTGTATTCGCTTCACGTATCTGCCGGCCGGCCTCTTGATGAAATCGACCTCGCTACTCTGTATGAAATTCAAGACGGGCTATCAGATCAGGAGCTTGGGCGGTTTGATTATTCCTTCGATGACAAGGACATCAGCCTGGGGTCGAGAGTGCAGACCATATGCAACGCGGCCAGGGTCGGCGTGTATCGTGATGGGCAGGTGTGGAGATTCTTTAGGGATGAGACAAAGACAGCTAGGAGCGCGCTGTTTAACCGGCGGAACATCGCCAGCGGCGACAATCAGAAACAGAACTACAAGCTGCAACGCCCGAAAGATTTTGACAGCGTCGCTCTCCGGTACACTGATCCAGTGACCGGCAAAAGGGCCGAGATTAAGCGCAAGATTGACTCTGTTGGGGAAACCATAGTTGAGGGGTCCATAGGCGCCAGGCCGCATAAAATTGACCTAGCCGGGTGCAGGACGGTCTTGCAGGCAACCGACAGGGCAAACCTGGAAGTGAGGAAAATACTCAGGCAGCGCCGAACTGTTTCTGACAAAGTTCTATCTGATGGCATGCTGGTTGATATAGGCGACCGGGTTGGATGGGTCGACATCTTCGATGGCGATATAAGTGAGGGCGAGATCAGAGCGATCAACGGCACCACATTCGATACAAGCGAGCGCCTTGACGAGCTGGCAGCGGGAACCATTTTCGCGGTAATAACCGACTCTCAGGGCGCCGTGCTCGGGCCCGTAGCAGCCACAGTAACTGGACAAAAGCAATTCACGGCCACTTTCGCAGGGTCGGGCATAGTTGCAGACGGATCAACAATACAGGCCGGCAGCCGGTACCTTCTCGGTGTTCTTGATGATGTGAATGCGTCCGACTGGACTGTTATCACCAAAAAGCCCGGCGCAGACGGTCGTGTTACAATAGAATTATCTCAATATGATGAACGAATTTATGAAAAGGATGGGATTTTATAATGGCTACTGATCTATCACAATTTACAGTACCTAATGACAGATTTGATGTTGCCCAGGACAATGCGGCAAAACTTGATTCTATTGTTAATGGCCCGAGCGCTGTCGTAACCACGCGCACAGGGAAAGGGATTCAGTCGATAGATCGGATTATCGAATCGATCGCAGCTGTTACTGATCGAGGCGCATGGGTAACAGCTACAAGTTATCAAGTTAAAGATTTGGTGACTGATTCTGGTATTTTTTATATCGCGGTGACTGCGCATACTTCTGGGGCAACTTTTGCCGGGGATATTGCTAATTGGCGTGTTTATCAAGGCGTCATTGAATCGCAGGGTGATCTAAGGTACGGCACTCTATTCGCTACAGTGGCAGACATGACAGCAATTAACCCCCTGTCCATAGATGCAGGGATAGTTAATATAATAATAGGAATGACCTTGACCGTACAGGGGTTGGATTCACCCGGTGATGGAGAGGGCGGTGAATTCCTAGCTACGGCAGCGCAGACTGCAGACGGGAATAGGGTTGTAACTCTTGGGAACGGCCTTAGCGCAGCTCGAATACCCGCCAAGATTACAGATTTTGTTTATCGCAAGAGCGTGGTTGACGAGTTTCCGCTAGAGTTTATTGGCTACGCTACAGCTTTAGCTACTTCTCCAGGTGCCACCTTTCTGTTTCCGCAAGGCTTCAGCTATGACGACGCTGGAAACACCTTCATCAAGTATGCGCCTGATCAGAGTCCTGTATTCTCGATCATCGTTGTATATGACTCCACTGGAACGCAGACATCATGGTTCGGTGTTGCAACTGGCGGAGAATCTGCGGTAGTCAGAAACGAAGGCGCTTCCAGGTTCTTATACAACAGATCCGGTTCAGCTCTTTTTAAGTATGATATTACAACCCTTCCTACTACTGCGGATATAGTTATCGGCTCAGATGTTGGTATCACAGCGGTCGGTCTTCAGTATTCTTTCGGTGATGAAAAGTGGATCATCGAGCAAGATTTCGCTGATCTAGGCGTAGAGAATTCACGGACCAAGTGGAATATTTACGACGAGGATTTCAATAAAACCGGTGAGTTTTTTGTATCTAAGTCGATTGTAGGGTTTCAAGATTCATCAAATACAACATTTCCTTTTATACCCAAGACGCAAGGGGTATTGCTCAAAGATGGGGATGTTCTATTCGGGCTTGGGGGTAGCTACATTCCTGCTTTAGATGGGGCAACTTCTGACGCGGTTTCAGACTTTGGTGTAGCGCGATGCTCCTATGAAGGATCTTTGATCAAGTATGGCGCGGTTCAGGCAGATAGCTTTCTGACCTCACTTTCTGACGCTGGCTTCACTATCGAGCGGACGGAGAGTGAAGGATTAGCAGCACATCCAGACGGAAGCCTGAGACATCTATTTATCTCCTTGAGGCCTGGCAATGTTAATGCGCCAACTGACGGGATCATCATATTCAAAGAGGATGACGCTTCAGGCGTTGATTACACAGATATTGCATCTACCTACGTGCCTTTTGATCTGAAGCGACTGTCTCTTGGCATCTATCCGCGTGGTGTTGACGGTGGAATATACAACCCATTCACCGGAGTAGAGTTTACAGCACTGTCAGATTTGCTTGACTTCATGGTAGATATGCAAATACCAAGTGTTAGTTGGTATTCATCTGCTGTAACGCTGACCGCGATCACCGGAATAGATTCTATTCCAACAGCATCATTGGTTACGGTGAAAAATGCTAACAACGAAACTGTGATTATCACGGTTGGTTCGACGTCTGTGGATGAAGGATTTATAACCTACTTTGCAAGCAAATCAGGAACGTGGTCAGCTACTACAACGTCAATTGGCGTTGATTACCTCCGTTACGGCAATCGATCAGGAGGAGCTACGGCAGGGCGGCTGCTCAAAAAACACATCGACGCTGGGCTAGAGATTCTATCGCTACAGCAACTGTCTACGGGTGGCGGGAATCTACTTCAGATAGGCGGGTCTTCGTCGTACCGATGCCCAACACGGACGAGGATTTTTACGGCGGTAACGACAACAGAGGTTACAGGGGTTCTGACGCTTGAGGTAAAACCCGGGGAAGTAACCCCCGGCGTAGCTAACAGCATTCTTTGCGGATCGGCATCGCTACCTTGGTCAGGTGGTAATACTCAGGTAGCGTTTACAGTTACATCAGATGAGCGCACAAAGTCAGATTTACAGTCTCTGGATAATATTGAGAAGGTGGTAGCGCTAGAATTGAAAGCGGCTCTCAAAACCTACAGGCTGAATACGTCCATTGAAGAAAAAGGTGACGCAGCCAGGACGCATACCGGGATCGGCGCGCAGACAGTAAAGGCTATCTTTGAGTCTCATGGCCTTGACGCTCACAAATATGGTCTGTTCTGCTATGACGAGTGGGATGAAGAGCTTGAGATTGTTGATGAGAAGAGCGGCGATGTCGTCCAGTTTTACAAGGCGGCAGGGGAGCAATACAGCATCCGTTATGAAGAACTGCTTTGCTTTATCATAGCGGCGATGTGAACGATAAGGCGCCGCTCACTGAGTAGCGCCTTCACCCTCTAAGACCACTGACCCCCAAACTCAAACCCGACCGCAGCCAGCATGCGGTCCATCTCCTCGATAAACTGCGGCACGGCGTCATCGAACAGTTTGACGCCGGGCCCGCTTACCTTCTCGATCCGGTGCAGGTTATTCTTGCGCATCCGTGGGTCAAAGCTGCAGAAGTCCCAGGCTTCCAGGCCGGTCACCCACATGCTGTAATCAATCTGAGCGATGTAATCCTTTTTGATTACGTTGTTCGCCAGCGACTCAATGTGGTTCTTACTGCTGAACGGGCACTTTATCTCGACGCCGCGCCCATCGTCTGCAATGCCGTCCGGCGAGCATCCTGTGCGCATAGCTTCGTCGCCATAGGCAAACGGCAGCTGCTCTACAGATCGGCCTGTGATGAACTGGTATGTCTCCCTAGCGGCTGGCTCATGGTCGTTACCCCATTGCATTGCCTTGGCGCTTACTGCCTCCTGCGGGGCTCCTGTGGCGATCTCTGCGACTAGTTCGGCCATGTACCCCTGCCGGGTCAGGCTGCCGGACTTCATCAGCAGAATGCTGGCCTTGCTGGCCGTGATAACGCCCAGGCGCATCTTGAACCAGTCAAAGGTCTGCTGCTCTACGGTGACCGGGTTGAAGCCAAGCCGGGCTTCGTGGGTGGCTAGGCGGGCTAGTAGGTCGGCGTGGGTTGTCATTATGCTCTCCCTTGGATTTCTTTCATCATCTGATAGGTTTTGCTTGCATGAAGCTCGCGCCCCTTTTCCCAATCAAACCCGACCTCATCGATAAAGCATTGCTCTAACTCATCCCAGCGATCAACGAGCTTTGCCCAGATGTCGCTCAGCGCTGCCACCTTGCTCATGTGAAGATTTGCTTCCGGAACAGCAATCAGGAATTTCAAGCAACGATTGAAATCAGCAGGATCAGACGGGTGATCGCTCCAACCTGGGTCAAGCTCGCATCCGGATACAGCCGCGGCCATTGCTTTAGAGCTGACCCCTGTTTCGCCCGTGGCATACCACTGTAATATTTTCTTATTCATATTCATCTTAAAACACCTCATCAGTATCAATTGGCTTTTCCATCTTCTGCTTCTGCTGCCCCAAACGCTGGCTCAGTAGGTCAGAAAGCTTGCTTGCCTCGTCTTTGGTCAGCTCGGCTAGCGATTGCACATCCCGCTTGAATAAGTTGCTGGCGGCGAAGCCAAGGACGATATCTCTGGTGGTCCCTAGCTCGTCAATCTGGCTGGTGATCTTCTCGATCTGCTCTGGGGTCAGATTCACATCGACAGGCCCGGCTCCCCGGCGCTCGTTGTCGAAGTCAATTCCCTCGCCTGACTTGTTGAGGTAAGCGATCGCGTTAGACAGGCGCTCGCAGTTGGGCCAGTAGTGCGAGCCCCGCTTGACCACCGTCTTACGCACCATCTGCTCATAGTCTGTCTTCCAGGGGCCGGAGTTCTTCTTGAACGACTCCGACCGGTTGGCCACCGACTTAATCTGGTCGATGCTCATTTCCTCGGTGAGGAAGTCGCCGCCGGAGGTCTTGACGGTGCAGTAAGCCCCGACGATCGCCCCACGGTCTCCGAAGGTGTCAGCGGTATGCGTTGGCGCCTTCTCGACACCGTTGTTGGTATACTTATCGGACTGGTAAACAATCTTGGCCTGCCCCCACAGCAGAGAGCCGCTATCGATGGCTAGGTGCAGCAGACCCATGTAGGAGATATCGAGGCAGACTTTACCTTTACGCGGCACCAGATAGGCATGCTTGCTGGCCGGGTTCAAGCTGATACCTATGGCGGCAATATTGATCACCGCATCAATCATGCTCTGAGGGTTCTTGATGGCGATCCCGGCAAGGTAGTCATTGGCCCGCATCAACTGACAGGCAAACTGAGACTCGGCGGCAAACGCCACCTTGTCGTCTATCACCAGTTCGTTGAATTGCTGCTCCTGCGCCAGAATGATCCCCTGGGCTTGCTGTACTGCTGGTGGGAGGTTCATCGGCTTGCCTCCATCAGCTTATAGCACTCTTCTCTTTTCTCGTTGTAGAGCTTCAGCAGCAAGTTGTGCCGATTCACTGCTTGCTTAAGATGATGCAGCAGGCAGCCGTGCATTCCGGCATTAAAATTACCAGCGCTATCATCGTCACCGATAATGGCTTTGGTGGTTGCTTCAGACCTCTTGATGAGGTCTTCATAATCCATTGGTTCAAGCATATATTCCCCCTTGGTTGATGTCTGACAGTATAGCTATATACAGACTAACGTCAACCAATATAATCAATGAACGCCAGCTTAAACTGATCGAAGCCATAGCAGACGCTGGCGAACGCTCCAACAGCATCAGCAGCCTCCAGAACTCCGCGCTGCGCAGGAGATAGACGCGACTTGGTGCGATCGCATCGCTTTAGCTCAAACAGGGCGTAGGGGTGGCCAGAGGCGGGATAAAGAAGGATCAGATCGGACGCCCCGGGCAATATTCCCATCTTCGACAGCTGAGCCCGGTATTGGACCGGCACCTTGCTTTCATTGGGCGGGTGCATCAGCAACGTGGTCATGGCCGGATGGTGGTGCCGGACCCAGGCAACGCAGTCGATCTGCTCGGCATCTTCCTTTCGGCAGGCGCCTCGGTAGCCTGAGTCGTATGTTTTGATCGGCATGGTTATTCCAAATTAGTTTTATCGTTGATTCCATAGCGCGATAACCTTGGCTTTCTTGCCTGGCGATATCTCGCAGCGAACCGCATCGCATTTATGCAGCACGGTCCATTTGAACGGGCCGGGTTTAAAAAGCTGCGCCTCGCCTCCGCAGAACGGGCATGGCATCAGCTGGAGTTCACTGTCTGTGGTCATGGTTTTTCCGTGGTTGTTTAGCTGTTGTCGACTAGATCGCCTTCGTTGTTCTGATTGCGCCTTCCGCCCCGATCAAAACCACCTCTGTGCTCACACTCTTTGCTTTCAGGTGCGCCGCACTTGTTGGTGCTCACAATGACAAAACCGCACATCGCGCCAGGACAGACGGTCCCTTTGCACTTGCATTCAGGTCTTTCCATAATCAATCTCCTTAAAACCCGCTTCAGTGAAACTCTGATTCAATCCATTCTCGGAACTCAACGATATTTCCTTCGATGCCTATGGCTATAATCATCACAACGCCAAGGCCTGCCCAGATCATCATTTTGCTCCTCCCTTGTTAATATCAAGCATAACATACTGACAGGCATTATCAAGAGCTGGATTGCTCCTCCATCCTGCCGCTGATGAACCGCTTGCGGCCGACAACGTGATGCCCCTTCTCGTTGACCCTGAATGCAATGTGAGTCGGAGCATCGAAAACCGCCTGGTTCTTGACGATGGTTTCAGCCGACCGCATCGACATGACTCTGGAACGCCAGGCCGGGTCTCGAACATGGGCGGAAACAAAGCGTGCACGCCAAACGCGAGCCATCTTGTCGTTCTCTACGGCGTAGAATTCGGTCGGCCACCCGCTCTCGGGCTTTTGATGGAGGATATACTGAACCATCACAGCTCGATTTTTCGTTGATGTGATCTTCATGCTCACCACCGGCACCATCTCATCATCAGAGTATGCCTTATGCAGCAGCTGTGCGTTAGGGTCGCGCAGCTCATGCCGGCAGCCAGGGTTGCGGCACTCGACTGCAGAGATGTCGTTTTCCCAATCGCATTGTTTGCACTTTTGCGACTGCCAGAAGAAATCGCAGCGTAGATCGGGCTGCTCAAGATCCTTGCCCATGCATCGCCTGGCGAACTTGCTGTTCTCGGTCTCGCACTTCGGGCACTGAATCATATCGTGGTCAATCTTTGCCTTCTGGAGCTGAGCCTCTTCAAGCATCGGGGAGTCGTAGAGGTGGCCGAGGCGGGACATTACGCCGGCATAGTCGAGAATCAGCGCATCAGTCTTGCCGGTTTCCTCGCATAAGCGTAGGCCGCGCCCCAGCGATTGCACCAACAGCACCAGAGAGCCAATGGGCCTCAAGTAGACAATTAAATCCCACCGAGGAATGTTAACGCCTGTCGTTAAAACTCCGACGTTTATCACATAGCGGCAGTCGCCGGCCTTGGCCCGGGCCAGGATGTCGCGCCGAACTGCATTCTTGGTGGACTCGGTGATGATGCCTATCTGGTGATCGTCAACACCGGCCAGCAGCAGGCTCTCTCGGACTTCCTTGGTATGCCGCTTGGTGGCGGAAAATATCAGCACGCCATGCCGGTCTTTTCCGCGCTCGACAACTTCATGCATGATCCGATGGGTTAGGGTCTTATCCTCCAGGACCACTGCATTTAGCTGCTTTTCGTCAAACTCTGCTGATCCGTTTCGGGTCTCGATGTCGCCGAAATTAAACCCCTCGTTTTCCTCAAGCGGGAACCCGAACACCGGCGGCACCAGCCATCCGTTTTCGATCAGGTATTCAGTCGAGATGTTGCCGACCTTCTTTTTCCAGAACTGGCCGACGATCGAAGTAATGCCACGATATGGGCTGCCGGTCATGCCGACGATCCGCATCTTAGGCTTGATCCGCTTGAAATGCTCAATGATCTGCATGAACTGTGTTTCAGGGTTGTCGTATGCGACCATGTGCGATTCATCGATGCAAAGCAGGTCGGGGGCGTATCCGGCCAGCTCTTTATTCAACGCCCTGGCCACGGTCCCTTCGGTTCCGAAAATCACCGGGTGCCTGGTAGATCGACAACCCAGGCTGGCTGAAAACTTGCTGTTCTCCAGGCCGATTTCCCACGCTTCCGAGCTATTCTGTTCTGCCAGCTCACCCTGGCGGGCCAGCACCATGGCTTTCCCGCCCTTGTCAGCGACATGCTTGCACAGATTTGCAATCAGAAGCGACTTCCCGGCGCCCACGCTCGCATCGACCACAACCGGGTCAGTGCCCTGCGTTGTTTTCATATGCTGGATCGTGTCGTCGTGGACCGTCTGCTGATAATCTCGCAGTGTTTTCATTTTGCCGAGTCCTTTAGCCGGCTACCCAAGGCTGAGCCGAAATAGAACCCGGTAACGTCGCGGCGCTCATCAAGAGCGCCTTTGATTATCCAGGTACAGACGCTTGTCACAGCGCTAAGCTCTACAGCGTGTTCCTTTAAGAACCAGATAGCCACGCACTCAACCGCAACAGTTACGGCTATATAGCCGTAATTCCATCTAATAATATGATCTGCAAGATCGTCCGCCTGCTTATGGTTCTCTTTGTGCATGTTGCGAGCGCTTTCCCTGTCGGCATAGGCCAGCCGGTTGAGCTCATTTTCGTTATCCAGCACCGCCTTCTGAAACTCAAACGCCAAGGCCGGGTCCGAGTTGATCGCGTCAACTGCCGACTTTCCTTTTTGCCCGGTCAGCGCCTGCGCAATCTCCATTGCCTTATCGACAATAGGCTTTTCCTTGTCGTCACCAGAGATCCACTTTGCCAGCATCGGCGCGGCCTGGATAAGTCCCATAATTATCGGGGTCATTTTATCACCTCTTGAATTGAATAGGCCCTGGAATCCGCGTGGAAGCAGGGCGTGGGTTACTAGTAAGAGATAGAAACGTCAGTGATGGAACCTTTAGCGATCGCTGTTATTGCTTTCTTAGCTTGAATATCTGTTAGCCCAGCAAATCCCATCAGCTCTGATACCGCCTTGCGATTAACGGCACCTTTATGCTGGGTGTTAGCCTCTCTCTTGCGGGCCTCTTCTGCTGCAGCCTGCTCCTCCTGAATCCGGCGATTGCGCTCGCGATCGATGGCTTCCTGCTCACGGCGCGCAGCATCTTCCTCTGCCTGCTTGAGCCCATCGATACGGCGCTGCTCAGCCTCCTCAGCTTCACGCTCTGCGTTTTCTTTGGCGATCCTCTCGCGCTCGATGGCTTCCTGCTCACGGCGTTCAGATTCTTCTCTGGCCAACTGCTCTTCGTCAAGCTTCTGCTGAGCAGCCTGCCGATCCTCTTCAGCTTTGCGCTGCTCGGCCTTGCGCTCATCATCAATGCGCTTGCGTTCCTGATCGGCTTTGCGCTGAGTTTCCTGCTGCTTCTGCTCGACACGAAGTCGTTCCTTCTCAGCTTCTTCAGCAGCCGCCTGTTCGGCTTTCTGCGCTGCTTCGCGTGCAATTCGTTCTTCATGCTCGCGCTTATCACGCTCTTTCTGCTCGCGGCGCAGCCGGTCAAGCTCTGCCTGGTCGTCTTCGGCCTTTTTACGGGTTGCCATGGACAGACTTAGAGATCCTATAACCTGCTTCTTGGCCCGTTCGGCGTTAAGTTTGAACTCCTGCCAGCTGTCATCTATAGCGATCGATTCAACAATTGCCAGGATACTGCGCAATCCTTCTGATCCATATTCCTCAAAAGTCTCCTGATTGACCTCTGCAGACATTCCCTCAAGGTCTGCAAGGCGCTTGTTCAATACCTCAACCCGGGTCTTTTCAGCATCCTCCCAATCGGTGAGAGGCTTGCGCGCCTCGATTTTCAGAAGGGCCAGATCATCACGCATGCGTTTGCGCTCAGCGTCAACCGTTTTGATGGCCGCCTTCTGGTCTGCAACAAGGTCTTTGCCAAGTCCGTCCAGGTAGGCTTTAGACTTTGCCACCTTGGCCGCCAGCGATGCGATGGCCTTGCGCCCGGTCACAGTCGACAGGTCAGGCACAAAGCTGCGAACCTCGTCTTTTATCTGCTCAAGCAGCGGATCTAGCCCTGCGTTATTGAATACATCGACAGCTGTTACGCTTTCGATTTTGATTAGCTCTTTCATGATCTTTCCTCGTTGTTTACCTAAAGCCGTTAATCGGCGGGTTATGGAAATACTTCTACGCCAGTTGGCAGCCGAAGCATCTTGTTATCGCTATCATTCTCGAAACGCTCTTGGGCAGTGCACCACATTTCAACGTGGTACCAACAATCACCGCTTGCACGAAGGCTCTTAAGAAAGGATTTGAGAGCAGTTCCAGCTACCAAATACCTGATGCCGGCGCTTATGTCATCAACCTGATACGCTGCATTACGATTTGTCAGATCATCCGGTAATTTTATAATCGCCATCTCTGTATTCCTTTAGTTTCGGTTTGATTGCTGATGTAAGACACTATACACCATCAACCAGTAACGTCAAGCGCCTATGTTGATCTTAGGGTTGATGAATATCTTGTCTCCCAGCACGGCGATAAACCCGAGCTTCACCAGCTCTGGAAGGCAGGTTTCTCTGATGTATTTCGTGGGCTTCGATGTGTTGTTGAACAGGGATGACTTCTCGACGGTCCTGGCCAGCTTGCGAACATCTATTCCTAGTGCACCATCATCGGCGAATTTTCTCAGCTTATCGATCAGGACTTTTACCGCCGCGCCGTTACCGGCGTAACCCTGGCTGTCGGTCGCCCGGACGTATGCATCCTTCAGCTGGTCATACATGGCGATGGCCCGCTCTACAGTCTCCGGTTTGATCCTTGATGACGCGGTCGATGATAGCTGGAAGTTATCGACGCCATGCAGCACGCATGAGATTTTACAGATTTGTTTATCCGCCTTGCCAAGTGTGCCGCGAAGCATTGAGTTGCTGTACTCGCCGCCGTCCGCCAGCCGTTTCTCCAGGCCGTTACGATACTGCTGGATGAGAATCATCGACTGATCATCAAACCGCAGTACTGTCGGCTCAGCCTTAACCAAGTTGTTGACCAGCTGTTCATAGCTTCTAACCAGTTCAGGATCCGGCGCGTGATAAACGGTGAAATCACGAGTCCCAAGGATGTTGGGCTCTCGCATAATCAAGAAGCGCTCCGATATCCCCCGGCCAAGCTGCCCGGCCTCCAGGATAGCGTTGACCGACTCATCCTGCGCCAGAACAGCAAAGCAGCCATAAACCGGCCCTTCGTATCCATCCCGGGTAGATCGAGCTGACGAGTGGTGCCCGCCGTCGAACGCCTTCAGGAAAATCGAGTTGTTCCCCTTTTTGTCGGAGTATACCGATCCCAGGACGATGTTGATGATATCCGCCTCATCAGAAATCACGTTAATCATGCCCAACTGGTTGGCTGCGATCTTCTCCATGGCCTCCGGGGTGGCGTCATCGACCGAGTAGACGTAATTCGGAAGGGTTTTATGCCTTTCCTGAAGGACCGCCATCTCTCTGATGATATTCGCCTTGGCCGTGTCGTTCGATTCTGTCTTCCTCTCAGCGGCCATCCCCTCAAGCTGCGACTCGATCACCTGGCGTTCCACCGAGTTATCCTTGTTGAGTTCCGCAAACGACTGCCGAACCGGACGGCTTAGGTAGCCATTGATGCCGGACTTGCCGGTTGAAGGCGGCTGAGCGCTCACTGTATAGAGATTCACGGGGTTTGAGTCATCACCGTACATCTCATACCTAAAGCTGCGCGTCATCGCAGAGGCGACGACTGAGAGGCCATGAAGGAAGGCTGTTTGCACCGGGAACTTGATGGCCAGCGATATGGCATTGACGAACTGACCCAGGAGGCTGTCGTCGCAGATTTCAGCGGTGATCGGCTTATCGGCTGTCGTGCCGTTTACGTCAACCCACCAGCTGTAGCCTTCAGCCTGGTCGTATAGAGTCGAAGTGGCGTTGCATCCAACGATGTGCTGAGTCTTATCATTGATGCATTCGATTATGAATTGATGAGTGGGAATGCCGTGCTTTCTGGAAATCCGTAGAATAATGTCATTCGGCATATCCAGCTCGTCGCGCTCGATGATCGCCGTCGTGAACTCGGAGTAGATCTCCTTCGTTACCATCTGCATAAGGGTGTTCTCGGTTGGGATTATGAGATGCGCGTGATTACCAGGATCCGCTCGCCTGATTCGGCTTTATGCGTTCGACAAGTGAACTTTCTATCATTGCCTTGCATGTAGGTGTGAACGTACTTCATGGCTGCATTTGCCCGGTCGTTGGCTTTATCTCGGCTGTATTGAATAAAGTCGCCGACTGCCATCCTCTGGAAGGGCCACCGCTTCCTTCGCTGCTTGGGAGCGCTCATTTCACCCTCCTGACAATGATTCCCGCCTCGCCATGATCCGGCCTTATGGTTCCGGTTCTGAACTCCTTGCCCGACTGGCGGCCATAAATGTGGCAGTACGATTGAGCCCTTATTGCTCTCTGCTTGTCCTCATTGAAGGGGAAAAAGGAAGTCTCGCCAACGCACATATCACGAAACGGCCATGTGGCTCTCTCTTCCAGCTGCTTATTTTCTTCTTCTAAAGCCATTTGAAGATCCTTTTTTCGCTAGCAACGCTTAATTTGTAGATAGACTAATAGATAGGCTCAGAGCAGTCAAGGACTAAAGGCGGTCAATACGAGGCTAAGGCTTGATGTCAATGCTCCTTTTATGGCGAGGATAGATAGATATTAGTATCTATTATTCTGGATGATTTGTGACCAGACTCCGAGGCTCTCCGCCAGTTTGCCGATCCTTTGCCGCGCACTCTGCCCCCTCTGCCGATGCTTGCCCCGCGCTTGCCGCTCCGTTCGGCACGTTTTAACCGCATGATTTCAAACACAATATTCAAGTTATCAACAGATATTTGCCGCTTTGCCGCGTTTGCCGCGCCCCTCTGCCGACACCCCCTAATATGATATGAGTCTCTAAAGGACCAAATTGAGGAAATGAATTTAAATGGAACGGAGAGTACCCAGGGGCAAAGGGGCAGATGGGTATTAGCAGAGTACTAATAGAATATTGTTATTATTATTGTTGTTATAAAACAACTACTTATAGGAGCGAATGATTATCAATCGTATGCCCCTTTCTTTGCGGCAAGCTGCGGCAAGCGCGGCAAACTCAAAAAACACTCACAAAGCTTGACGCGGGGGTGCTGATGGGTAACAATTGACTGACCGAACCAATACCAGGGAATTATTATGTCAAAACCTAAGATCGAACGAGGCAACAACGCCAAGACAGTCCGCGAGATTATGCGCGAAGGCTGCCAGGATCTGCTCAGCATGTCTCTCGAAGGCAAACCGTCTTACATCCTCACCCAGAAGCACCCGACCAAAAAGTTCCGCTTGGTTGCCGAGGATAAGTAATGCCTCTCGTAAACGGTCGGCCAAGGATCATTGATTCACCAGATCAGTTTGATGATCTTGTCGATGAATACGTCCTGGCATGCTTCGATGACAAGGAGCCGCTGACGATTACCGGAATGGCTCTACACCTCGGTTTTGCTAGTCGGCAATCGTTTTATGACTATGCAAAAAGGGACGGGTTTTCTTGCTCTGTAAAAAGGGCCAGCTTCCTGGTTGAGAACGCTTACGAGAATGGTCTTGCCAAAGGAGCAGGAGCTGGGCACATCTTCGCCCTCAAGAACTTCAACTGGACCGACCGGCAGGAGATCACCGGCCCAGGCGGCGGGCCGCAAGAGCACAAGCATGCGGTTGTCGATGCCAAGGCTCTCTCAGACGTTGCGGGGAAATTATGATAGCCAAGCATAGGGACATACTCGACGCATCTGACCGGCAGCAGCCCTGGGCTGAGAATTCAATGGTATTACTTAATAAGCGCGGAAGCCTCGGAGTCCGCGGTGAATGCTCCTGCTATGACGTAGCTTTCGAGGGCGATTGCGGACGCGGTGTAGAACCAGCCAAGATCGCCAACCAAGCAATCCTGAAAATGATGGGGAAATTATGAATGACGATCGATACAAACAGATAATGCGGCAGGTGGGAATGCCAAATAGCCGGTCGCTTCTATTGGCGCTGAGGCAGGTTGCCAACGAGGTGGCGCAGGAGGCATCTAAGCGCACCGGAGAGCTTGAAGATCATCTGAGCAATATCAAAGGCAAGGAAACGATTATGAATTTTGGACAAGCATTGCATGAGCTTAAAGCTGGCCGCCGGGTTGCCCGTCAAGGGTGGAACGGAAAGGGCATTTTCATTGAACTGCAGTCGCCTGATGAAAACAGCAAGATGACAAGCCCGTACATCTTCATCGACACCACGGGACTGCAGACCGACAACTGCGCCGCGCCGAAAAGCCGGGTTCCTTGGTTGGCATCTCAAACAGATATGCTTGCTGAAGACTGGCAGGACGAAGGTTGTTCTTGATGGCTCCTGATCCACCATGCCTGCCGTAATCACCGGCAGGTTCAATAAGTACGACCGGTATCGCCAGCTCATCCTGTCAAAGCTCAAGGCTGGCGATTATCACAAATCCCGATTTACCAATTACGTTATCGACCTGGACGGCGACCACCAATCATTCGGCATTGTCGAGCTGGTTGCGCTGTTTGGCGATGAGCTGGTTATCGGGTCATGCAATAACGCTTGACTGCAATACTCAAGGGTCTATACTCAAGGCTCGACCATTTAATTAAGCGAGATCGATATGGAAAACAGTAAAGAAACTGATCTTAATAGCTGGCCTGACTCCATGATTAATAGGGAGCAGGAGCGGCTGGATAAGCACATGATTGCCGCCTTCCGCCATGCAGCAAACAGCATTGCAGTTACGTCAGGGGTCATCAAATCCCACATAAGCCAGGACGAGGCTGAACAGTCAGTCGCGGGTGATCAATACTTCCTTGAGCTGATATCTGAGGCTGAGCTACGGATAGGGATGCAGGAAATTTCATTTGAATGCCAGACGACATTGCTTAACTCTTGCGAGAAAGCTCTGGCTGAGCGTGATGCGCAGATTGAGCGGCTCAAGGAGTTGAAGCTGGAAAGGGATCGATGGTTCGCAGCAACTCACAACCTGACTGAAACTCTTTCTGGGATTCGTGATTTCATCGCCTCGCTCCCTATCGATGCTCTAGGGTCTGGATCAAGCCCTGATTGCGGAGAGTGGTCAAGACGTGACGAGGTTACCGATACCATCTCCTGCGCTCTTAGAAAAGCCCCCGCCCAATCCCTCGCTGAGCATGACGCGGCGCTGTTGGAGCGGATTGCTGACAAATACCAGTCAATCGGAGCCGTGCCGCATCTCATACATAGTTCAACGCTAAGGGGCGAAGCCGCACAAATCAGACAGGAGGCATTGAGCAATGGATGATCACGATTTGATTAATGCCTTCGAGGATTGGTTTTTAGCGATACCCGATGTTGATGAAACATTGATAGATGCTGTCGATACAGACGGATGCTATACAGATAAGACCATTATTGGCTGGTTCTCTCTGTTTAAGGCTGGTTATGGCTACGGTAAGATTTCCCGTTAACAAAGAGCAAAGCGGAGATATAGATATGGATGATATCAAATGGGTGCCGGAGTGGGCTGAGAGTTACAGCATTGAGAAGGCAAGCAGCGGGGTCCAAATCCGCTTCTATGTCAGCGCGGACCGTGGTCTGCCGGTCGAAGACCTACCCGCCATGCTCTCTCGCCGCGATGTAGGCCAGCAGATTCGGGATAAGCCGCTGGCGGATCGGATTGTTGGACCATTCCCAGGCCGCGAGAAGCCGCGTAACAAGTATGACCGTGAAATCCTCCCTAGCGTGTGGGTTGACGTTTACGATGTCTTAGGCTCGTTCACAGGCACGATCAGCTCGCTGGTTAAGCCTGCCATTGACCACGCGATTAAGAAGCTGCTAGCTCCAGGGTTGCGGGGCGTGAAAGAGGAGCGGCAGGATCTGGTCGAGGCGAGAGACAGCATTGATCGGGCGATTCAGAAGCTTGATGAATGGGCGTGATTATGAGTGAACTATACGATTTTGGGTCAAAATACGCACAGACTTACATTGAGACATGCTCTGGGTGTGGCGAAGATATCCAGGTGTCTACTCAGGAAGACATTAACCCAGAATATACAACCGAAGTGTATGTAAGATGCAGATGCGGGACATCGGTTAGCTTTGAGTTGCCAGTTAACTGACACGGGGGGAAAGACGGCAAGCAAATAGCTAACTAATACCTTTACACACTGTAAAGTAGTTGCTAGAGTTCCTTCAACGCAAACAACGGAGCAAACGAGATGATTAATGACGAATGGTCGCAAGCAGCAGCAAGCGATATTTCTTATCAAGCACAACTGGCTGGTGCTGCATGGCAAATGGCTGCAGCAGCTCATGAGGAAGTTGCTATTGAAAAGAAGCGTCCTTCCATGATGCTCAGGCCTAAGATCTATCCAGATGGCGACCAGTGGTGCTGCCTGCTTGGTGACGATCTGCAGATGGGAGTAGCGGGATTCGGAGATACCCCTGAACTAGCCGCAAAGAACTTCGATGATGTTTGGACAAATGGCACGCTAGCATGACAGCGGCCGAACAGTGCAGGCTTGAGACTGGCCTAACCCTGGCAGAAGCGGCCCGGCGTATTGGCAAGAGCCGCCAGACTCTATACGACTGGCACCGGGATTCACCGGATCGGTTTGCAGCAGCGCTAAAGGAGGCTAAAGATGGCAACTTGTAAAATGAACGGCGCCCCGGTGAAGGGCACTACCTGCGGACTGATTCACTGCACCAGCAATGAGTGTGCTGCGCCTGACGACCATAAATGCATTCACATGGATCATGAGCAGATGCGCAACTATACGTTGACCACACGCAGGGCCGATGGCACTCAGGGCCGGATTGTTCTGCAGGCCCGGTCATCGACTGAGGCGGAAGCGTTAACCGGTGGCGCCCATGTGGTTCACAGCAAGTCTGAGCCCTGGAGGCCGGGCACATGACAAAAGACCAAACGATCGCCCGGCTAACGCTGGGCCTGCAGAATATCGCCAAGTACGCCGTACACCCGCAAGCTAAGGAGATGGCTCGGCACGCGCTGGATCTCGATAAGCCGTTGCGGGAAATGGCGCCGATGACTTACGAAGCAAAGGATGGAGGATAATCATGGCAACATATTGCACATACAGAGGTCAGGAACATGAAGTTTTAGGGTTTGGGTGTAACAGTGATAAGAAAATGAAGGATTTTTGTTTATTAAACAAATTTACAGTTCAGACAACCGACCCGTATGGACGACACACCACGGTTGATTTGGTTAGTTGTAGTAACTTTAGGCAGGCAGAGTAGCGCTTGAAGGCCGGTTGAATTGTTATGAGGAGAGGATGGGATGGAAGATAAGCTTAGAGAATTGATTGAGATGTGGAGAGAAGTTGCTCACATGGGGAACAAAGATGGCAGTCTGAAGTTAGAGTCTGCTGTACGCCATGACTGCATGAATGATTTAGAAGAGATATTAAACGGTGATTATAGCTGCATTGAGAGAATAGGCAGCTAACTATTGATCGACCCAACCGGGGCGTTATATCACCCCAAACGGAGAGTAGAAAAATGAACATAATGAATTTCACCGGCAACCTGGGCCGGGACGCAGAGCGCCGGGACGTTAATGGGAGCTCAGTTATCAACATGGTCGTGGCAGTTAAATCAGGCTACGGCGACAACGAACAAACCCTGTGGATGGATTGCGCCATCTGGGGCAAGCGCGCAGAGGGCCAGCTGATCGACTATCTCAAGAAGGGCCAGCGCGTGTCGGTATCCGGAGAGCTCGGGTCCAGGGAGTACGACAAGGACGGGCAGACGCGAACGGCGCTTACTATCCGTGTCGGCCACATCGGCCTTGAGGGTAAGACTGAGGCGCAGCAGCAGAGTGGGGGGCATCAGGCTCAGTCGGGACAGCAGCAGAGCTATCAGCAGGCGCCGCATCGGCAGCAGCAGTCCAGCCAGCAGCAGCAGCCTGCCGGGCAAGATGACTTTGACGATGATATACCCTTTTAGCGGTATTACTCAAAGCAACCGGCGGCCCGGGCCGCCATTCAACTGAATCACTCAATCAAAGGTGCAAGAATGAACTTTTCAATCACGTTTGCGGTTGTTGGGATGGTTGCCATTGCCGCAGCAGCTCTGATAATCAAGAAATTGATCACCAGCCCTCCAGGTGGTAAGCTATAGGCTCTCCTGTGGTTGGGAAACTGGAATGAGGCGGGCTTGATCACCCGCCGAGTTCTTCCGGTTATCTGGCCAAGGATCAACCAATCGGAGCCCGTCATGCCAAAATCCGCAGATATATCCTCATACCAGAAAACCCTGTCCTTCTTAGATTATGATCCTGAAACAGGGGTCTTTCTTTGGAAGCATGGCAGTCATAAGGCTGGCTCCGTTGCTGGCACAGTTGTCACTCGCGGGCACTGCGTAATAAGCTTATCAGGGAAGGTCTTTAGGGCTCACAATCTAGCGTGGCTTGCTATCACTGGTGAGCTGCCAATAGACATTATTGTTCATCTCAACGGCGACAAGTCCGACAACAGGGCGGAAAATCTGTCCCAATATAATCGCTCCCATGGCTCGGCCGATCTTGCTCCAGAAAGGATAGTTTCTTGCTTTGATTACAACCCGGGAACCGGAGAGTTCATATACAAGGAGCGAATAACCAGAAAGCCATCAGACACTGCGTTTAATCAGAAATTTGTAGGTGAAAAAGCTGGGCACGTTGCCGAATCTGGGTATCGATTCGTAAACGTAGATGGAAAGACATTCAGAGCGCACAGGGTAGCATGGCTGATAATGACTGGAAGCTGGCCATCTGATGAGATAGACCACAAGAACGGGCGACGAGCAGACAATAGATGGTCTAATTTGCGCATTGTTGATCGCCAAGAGAACTGCAGAAACATATCCATAAGATCGGATAATAAAAGCGGTCACAATGGAGTTAGCTGGGACAGTTCTCGCGGGAAATGGAGATCTGTAATCGAAATAAATGGCAAATCTAAGCAACTCGGGCGGTTTGATTCCTTAGAGTCAGCAGTGATGGCGAGAGATGCAGCAAACAAAGAGTTTGGGTTTTACCCTGGCCACGGCAAGCCGAAATGAGTGATATTCTAGAGTGGGATGAACTGGACGAATCTAGGCGCCAAGCTATCAAGGTTCTGTCAGAGCACAATTTTCTGACATTTGCGCGAATCTGGTTCCAGCTTATGCAGGGCGATAAGTTGTTGATAAACTGGCACCACCGGATGATAGGCTATTACGCCGACGAACTCATTGCGGGCCGTCTTGGCAACTTCATCATTAATATTCCTCCCGGCGGCACTAAAACAGAGCTTATGAGCATAGCTTTGCCGGCCTACGCTCTGATTAAGACCCCCGGCCGTGGCAGATTCTTGAACGTGTCTTACGCCGCAAGCCTGGTTACTCGTAACTCACGCCGAACAAGAGATATGATCAAGTCGCCAGAGTGGCAATACCTGTGGCCAAGCACTTTTAAATCAGATATGTCGGAAGAATGGCAGTTGGCCGACAGCAAGGGAAAGACGATATTTGAAGTGGTAAGCGCCCCTGCTGGGGGTAGGTTGACGGGCGGCCGCGGTGGTTTCCCTGGCCCAGGATTTAGCGGCGCCGTCATGCTTGATGACTTTGATAAGCCGGAGGATCAATTCTCCACAACAAAGAGAGAGCGGCAGCACAGGATTCTTGTCGACACCGTGCGATCTCGCAGGGGTGATAAGTCAAAAGACAACCCGACGCCAATAGGGTTGATACAGCAAAGACTGCATAGAGAGGACTCATCAGGGTTCATGCTCAGCGGAGGCATGGGTCTAGCCTTCAAGCACATCAAAATCCCCGCTCTGATCAATGAGGAATACATCGAAAGCCTCGATGAGAGATTTCGCGACCAGTGCTGGGAAAGCGTAAGGTACTCAGAGAAGATTGATGGTTATTGGTCTTATTGGCCAGAAATGGAAGACATAAACCAGCTGATAGAGTTGAGGGAGAAAAACCTCTATACATTCAGCAGCCAATATCTACAAGAACCGATCGCACTAGGCGGCCAGATATTCAATCCCGACTGGTTCGGCTGGTATGGTGAAGGGGAGGGGTGCGATCCTCGTCCCATAACATATGAATACAGGATAATATGCTGTGATACCGCGCAGAAAACGGCCGAGCACAACGATTATTCAGTTTTCTCATGCTGGGGGTTTTGGCAAGGCCGAATCTATCTGGTGGATGTATTTAGGGACAAGCTGGAAGCGCCCGAGCTGAGAACTGCATTTCTTAACTTCATCAGTAAGCACTGGGATCTCAATAAAACTGGTAATCATGGAATTTTGCGTAGCGTGCTTGTTGAGGACGCCAGCTCAGGAAGCGGTCTAATTCAAGAATGTGGCAGGCAAATCCCTCTGCCGATAACTGCCGTTCGTCGCGGCAGCGGCCAGAACAAGCTGACTAGGGCTATGGACGCAGCGCCACAGATAAAAATGGGCAACGTGCTTTTGCCAATTGGTGAGTCGTTCGTTATGGATTTCGTGACTGAATGCGCTCAATTCACTGCTGACGACAGCCATAAGCACGACGATCAAGTAGATACGATGATGGATGCGGTCGAGAACATGCTCACGCGCCCAGGGCAGTCTGTCGTAAATATGTTATTATCGACAAGACAGCAAGCCAGAGCCTACAGGTAGCAGAACATGACCAATGTGCTGATCAGTGTGAATGGAAGGCCTAAGATGCTATAATCAAGTCTTGCCTGTGGTGGGTGTAGGAGTGCAATTCGGGATTGATCCCCTGAGTTGTACTCCAATTCAAAGCCCCCGCAGTTAGAAGCGTTCACCACTTAAGAGGCTACCCCTCATGAAATCCAAATCTGCTGCCGCTCTGCGTAAGGAAGCCGCGCTTCCTTACGAATTGGCTGCGACTCTCCTTGATTACGATCCTGACACTGGTTCTTTGACATGGCGCCACCGGCAGCCAGCATCAATGGGATCGAAGCTGTTCAATACTAAATTTGCTGGTAAAATAGCGGGGTCATTGAGCAAGGACAGCGGGTACATAATGCTGAATATGAAAGGAGTTCTGTACCGGGGCCACCGTATAGCCTGGCTTCTGCATTATGGCGAGTGGCCGAGTCTTGAAGTAGATCACAGAGACCAAGTCAGGCACAACAACTGGATAAATAATCTACGGGACATAACCCACCAAGAAAACCACAGAAATGAGACTTTGAGCAAAAACAACACATCTGGTATCACAGGTGTTTACTTGGATCGTGGAAAATGGGTGGCGCGCATTATGGTAGACGGGCGAGCAAAGCACCTTGGCAGGTTTCAAAGAAAATGTGACGCAGCATTGGCAAGAGATAAGGCTTCTATACATCATGGCTTTGCAGAGGGTCACGGAAGCCTGAAGCCACAAGATCGATAGAATTCTGGTACTATTGCAAGATACACCCATATGAGGCCGACTAGGCATGAAATCAATTTTACAAATTATGACGAATGCCCTTATAAGTCGGTTCGCATCCAGCTTCGGGACTCTCGACTCAAAACACCAACAAGCATGGAGTGATTTTGGGTATTCCGATACCCTGACATTCGACATGCACTGGAGCATGTTCCGCCGCTTCGGCATTGCGCGGGCCGGGATAATTCGTCCTGTCGAGAAGAGCTGGCAAACCATGCCGGCCATCATCGAAGCTGGCGAGCCTCATGAGCAGACAGAGTGGGAAAAGAGCTTCGAGCTGTTCGCCAAAAACATCTACATGTGGAATCGTCTGCGCGGCGTTGACTATCGCAACCGGGTTGGTCGCTATGCTGGGCTGATCATGATCGTGCGAGACAACAAGACGCTATCGCAGCCAATGGGCACCATTCGCCCGGAGCAGTTCAGCAAATTCATCCCGGTGTTTGAGGGTCAGCTTTTTGTTAAAGACTGGAACCAGGACCAGACAAGCGATGCCTATTCCGAGCCTGCTATGTACCAATTCCAGGAGACTGCAGCCGGAGACCGAGACCCTAACAGCGTGCGCGCTGTTGATGTGCATCCGTCCCGGGTGATCATCTGGGCAGAGGGGGCAGACGACGGCAGCATTTACGGAGTGCCAGCGCTTGAGGCCGGGTTCAACGATCTTCAGACCATGGAAAAGATCATCGGCGCCGGCGGAGAGGGCTTCTGGAAGAACTCACGCGGAAGCCTACACATCGACATCGACAAAGATGCAAACCTGCAGCAGCTTGCACAGGCGCTCGGAACCGACATGAATGGCCTGCCTGACGCTTTGGAAGAACAGATTGATGCGTTTGCCAAGGGTTACGATAAACAGCTCCTGACGCAAGCCATGACCTCGAACAGCACATCAATCAACATGGGCGATCCTGAAAAACCATTCCAAGTTGCGCTGCAGGATTTTGCCGCGTCGATCTCCATTCCATCGACCATCCTTGTTGGCATGCAGACCGGTCGCCTTGCGTCTGGAGAGGATACCGTTGAATGGGCTCAGACCAACATGTCCAGGCGTGAAAACTTCCTGATCCCGCAGATTGAGTTGACGGTACATAGGCTGATGGAGATCGGGGCGATTGAGCGCCGTGACTTTGTGGTCGATTGGGAAAGCCTGCTGGAGCCAACGCAGTCTGACCGGTTGGGTAACGGAGAGAAGATGTCAAAGATAAATGCGGCCGGACTTGGCGCCGGGGTTATTCCGTTCAGCTCGGACGAGATCAGGGAGGCGTCTGGGTTTGAAGCGGAAGAGGAAGACGACGGGCCGGGTGATAACCTGGATGAGCTGGATGACCTGGATGGCATTGGCATTGGCAATCAGGATGATCTGGATAAAGACGAATAATGGCTAACCCCATACTCCCCCGCAACAAGAAAAATCCGAGCAATACAGGGCGGATCCTTCGTCGCACTGACAAGGTAATCAAGCTGCGGCTGCTTCAGGCGCAGCGGCTCGTTCTTGCCAGATTCAATTCCGTCCCGTTTCGCATAGTCGATGCAGAGACCGGCGCCGTGGTTAACCGGGAGATTCGGTATATCTATGAGCTCGACGCCAACCTGATCGCTCAGACATCAGAATTTATCGAGTCGATTATTGAGCAGTTCATCCTTGAGAATCGAAGCCCTGACTACTTCCTGAACCAGGCCATTGAGGACGCTTACCAGCTCGGCACCGGTGAGGCCGTCATTAACCTAGGCGGCATATCAGACGATTACAACCGGTCTATTGTCCAGGTACTCAGCTCCCCGGCATACCGTAGCCGCCTGCAATTCATTCAGGCCCGGTCATTTGAAACGATGGTGGGGTTTGCCGGCGACACCCGGGCAGACCTGGCCAGGGTGCTTGGTGAGGGAATGGCATCCGGGCAGAGCCCTCGCACAATCTCTCGGGATATTCGCCAGCGGTTCGGCGTTGCAAAGTCCAGGGCTGAGAGGATAGCAAGGACAGAAGTGAACATGGCTCATCGCCGGGCCAAGTGGGAGGAGTCCGACAGTGCCAGGGATGATCTGGGAGTGTTTACTCGTGAGCTGCATCTATCTGCCCTGCTGCCCACCACCAGGAGAACTCATGCGGCCAGGCATGGCACACTGCACACCACGACCGACCAGGAGGAGTGGTATCAGAAGGATGGCAATGCGATAAATTGCTATCTGCCTGACACCAAGGTCAGAGGGCGCTTTATAGCAGGATCAAAAGCGCATTACTCTGGCGACGTTATCAATATCGTGACTGCTGGTGGCCGGAATCTCACCGTTACCCCGAACCACCCCATATTGACCGGTCGCGGACTTATCCCGGCTGCACAGATCATGAAAAGCGACGATCTTATCGCATACGGGACCGAGGTGAAAAATCTTGCTGGGGTAAGTGACCTGGACGACGATCATGCTGATACCACTATCGAGCATGTGTTTTGCTCTCTTGTGGAGATCGGTCATCCGAGCCTTGCCAGGGTGGTGGGAATAGACTTCCATGGCGACGCGGCTGGAATGGATGAATACGTCAATATTGTAGATGTCGAACGGCCATTGGATGTCGCAGCCAACTCCTCTGTCTCTAAGACCCTGCATGATCTCTCGTTCGTAAAGTCCGATTCTATTCTCCACCCTGGCGGAGGCCCTTTTCCGCTTAACGTCGCCGGAATCAACCTGTCCGCGCCTAGCCTCTTGAGCTTTGCTGGCAATGGATTTTCGCTCCTGCGGCGTCATCTTGTCAGCCCTCTTTTGGCACGCCGCGCTCTTTCCTCTGTAGACAAGCCCTGCTTTGTCAAACCATCGATTGAGCGTTATTCTGGATACTCCGGTTTCGTTGCTGATCTGAAGAATAGATTTTCCTGCTGCGTGCTGGGCATGAAGGCCCGGCAAGTCAAACCTGTCTTTCATGGTGAATTGAGCGCACCTGAATCCGCTGTCATGGAACCAGTCGCTGATGGTTCTGTTGCAGACCCCAAGGCTCTTGGCGATGCTGTTGACGGACTCGCCGGCCTTGTATCGTTCGATAAGGTCGTTGACATTCGCTCTGTTTTTTACGCTGGTCATGTTTATGATCTCCAGGAAGTCAGCGGGTTAATGGTTGCTAATGGCATAATAGCAAGTAATTGCAGATGTAGCACTGTGGAAGTTCTTACAGACAGATCAGGCAACCCTGAAAATCCCGCCTTTGTTGCCAAAGTCAAAAAGGAAGGCAAGTCCTTCTTCCCCTCAAGATAAACGCTTGACAGTAATTCATGGCTGCTCTACTCTGTATGAAACAACCACGGAGAGAGTCATGGAAATCATCAAAAACGGCTGGATATACGACATCAATCTGATCTCGTTCACGCCAGCCACACCCATGACCTACTACCACACGCCTGATGGCCTTGAGCAAGACCTGGGCGATGATGGAGAGGTTGAGTTTGAAGTAATGAGCATCACCCGCGATTGCACTGAGGCCGATTATTCAGAGCTACTGAGCATTGAAGACCTTGAGCTGGCGGTGTTCGAAGAGAAGACCAATGAAAGCGGCTATTAGTTTCGTGGCATCGGTCGCTCTGGTGGCCGGTCCTTTTGTGGTGATGTTCTTTATGGTTACGGGATAGGGGAAACAATATGACATGCGAATGCAAAAAAGTAATCGAGACTCTTGAGCAAGAGCGCGGCGATCTGGCTGCGGCCTATAACCTGATGCACTCAGCATTAATCAAAGAGAAGGATGGTCGTCGGTCCATAGAAGCCGAGCGCGACGAGCTGGCGGCAAGGGTTGAGCGGCTGAGTCGGGTTCTTAAAGACTGCGCTCCGAACCTGCAAAACAAAGATGAACTGTACGGATTAAAATGGGCGGTATGTGACATTATCAACGAAGCCCCCGCAGCCTCTCTCCTGCTTCACGATGCCGATATAATGAAAATGCTGTCAGATCGATTCTATGACATGGGCGCAGAGCCGCATGTCTATGGTAAAGAAATGACATTCGAGGAGTTAGGTGACCACTTCGAGACTGTGGCCGCTGATCTACGCAAGCAGGCCGCAGAGCAGGAGTCAAAATAATGAACATCAGCGAATTTAGAGCAGAGGTTGAATCCCAGCTCGAGAAGGCAACGGCGATCGACTGGAGCAACCCGAAGAATTTAAGCCCTCTAGGCGTTGGGTTAGCTTATCGGATGGCAGTTACCAAACTGCTTATGAAGCCGGAAAACCAGATGGCTATGTACCAGAACGCACAGCGCAAGTGGCTGCGGATGTGGGGGCTGTGATGAGTGATACAGAGCTATTGCCGTGCGCCCATTGCGGTGGGGAGGCTGATTTCGCAGAGACAAACAAGAAACACGTTGTTGAGTGTCAGTCTTGTGTTCTCAGTACATCGGTTCCAACACACAGCAAAGAGACAGCCGCGCTGTATTGGAACAAGCGCGCACCCATCACCTTGGACCAAGCCAAGCAGGTGATGTCAGAGGCTGGGATGGTGGCGGTGCCGGTGGAGCCGACAGAGGAGATGATTGAGGGTTTCTGGGGTGAGATTACACATGGCGATGAGGAAAGAGCCTGCGCGGTAGAAGCCTACAAAGCCATGACCAAAGCGGCACAGGAGAAGCCCGATGCATAATTCCGACGACTCAGCAATGCGACTCAGGCTTGAGCGTTACGCATACACGCCCGCCGGCACCCTTGGCCGCCTGTTCGCCGGTGATGCCGTGCTCTATACCATCGAGCGCCCCTGGCTCAACAACAAGGCGTTCGAGTCCTGCATTCCGCAGGGTTATTATCGGTGTGAGCGATACAGCTCTGCACGGTTCCCTGACACCTGGCAGATCGTCGGAGTGCCAGAGCGGTCGCTGATCCTGTTCCACGTTGCCAACTATGCCGATGATGTAGAGGGCTGCGTTGGCCTGGGTATGTCTCAAATGGGCGACAGAGTGGCGGTATCGAATAGCCGGAAAGCGGTCGATCTGTTCCGCAGCCTCACTGCCGGTGCTGATCGCCTTGATATTATGATCTCCCAATTCATGCCGGAGTATCCGTGATGAGCGAAGCACCAGAAGGAGCAATGATCCGCGTGTTCGGGTCTTACTATAAGATCGGGATTCATGGCAAGGTATTCCGGTTCGATGATGGTGAGTGGAAATTGAGTTCCCGGAGCCGGGAGAGCATTGAGACTGCTATTGAGGATTTGGCTGATAAAGGGGATTAAGGGGCTGGTGCGATGCTGGTCTGGTTCTGGAGTGTTTTTGGTAATGGAGGTATTAATAGTGTCAGATGATGAATTGTTAGACTCGGATTTCAGCGTACTTCACCACGCGCTCGGCATAACTAAACCAGAGGTTAAAGAGCCATATCGGAACCACTTTTTAGCAGGCGATGGGCACCACGACATGCCCGCAATCGACAGGCTTTGCACTGCCGGGCTCATGGAGGAAGGCGAGACCCCTTCTTTCTGTAGTGACAGAGATCGGGCGTTTTACGTGACCGATTCAGGAAAGGCGAAAGCAATTGAAACCCGTCCAAAACTACCAAAGATGACCCGAGGCCAGAAGCGTTATCGGCTTTATTTGTCATCAGAAAGCGGCCAGAGCTTTGGCGAGTGGCTAAAGGATCCGTACTGGGATGAGTACCGGGCGAGAGCCTAACTGTCTGGCTCAATATCGAGCAAGCGAAACATTGAGCGCCAGGTATGGCGCGGGAGAGGAAAAAGATGCCAAATACACAGAAATACATTGATGCAACTTGTGAATATCGAGTAATACCAAGGATCAGAAAAGGAACTCCATGCGAAGTGGATGGGCGCACAGGGAAAATAGTCGGCGGTAATTCATCAGCAAACTTCAATGTCAAATTTGATGAAGATGGCCGGATTAGTAACTGCCACCCTTATTGGAAGATGAAAATCTTTGATAGCGCTGGTGGGATCTTATACCAGCACAAAGACGCCTAGCAGCCCTATCGACACCCCAATTCATGCCGGAGTATCCGTGATGAGCGAAGCACCAGAAGGAGCAATGGTCCGTGTGTTCGGTTCTTACTATAAGATCGGCATTCATGGCAAGGTTTTCCGGTTCGATGACGGCGAGTGGAAATTGAGCTATCGGAGCCGTAAGAGCATTCAGGATGCTATTGAGGATTTGGCCGATAAAGACAGCTAGCGCACAGCTCAATATCGAGCAAGCGAAACATTGAGCGCCAGGTATGGCGCGGGAGATTAGATATGAGTATAAATCGCATTTCAGTTCCATCCTGCACTTCAGGGAACGCTTTAACGGCTGAATTGATAAGGGTGAGCAGGGTCAGAACGTTCTTTGGTATGCGGTCCGTAAAACTCAATGTATACAGCCAAGGCATGCTGGGAGCTCCGTTTAAATGGGGTGGTCAGAAGACTGGTATCACCCATCAGAGATTACAGGTTACTAGCTCGGACAGCAGACCAAAAAGGCCGGCCTAACCGCTGGCTTTTTTATGTGGTATCATTTGAGTAATTGAATGGAGCCATAGAACATGCCAAAGCAAATCCGGGTCAACGTACAGTCAACGCTGCGAATGAACGCGGCGGACATCAGCTCGACAACTATTGAAGGCGTTGAGCACATCATCATCAAGGGCGCCAAGCACATGATCGCCGACACGGTGATGAACGGCATCCTTTACACATCCCAGGATACTTTCCAGCTAGGCGAAGACCTGAAGGCAAACGCTGCATTCATTCCGGCGCCTGCCGAGCATCCAATGGTCAACGGCGGCTTTGTCTCCGCATCTGACCCTCGGTCACTTATCCAGCACAACGTCGGCGCCATGCACCTGAATTTCCGCATCGAGCAGAATCGACTGATCAGCGATGTCGCCATTAATCCTGATGTTGCGTTTCGTTCCGATCGTGGCCGCGAGCTGATGAAGCGGATCGAGATGCAGCAGCCTGTTGATATGTCCACCGGCTTTTTCCTTCGTCGCATTGAGGAGCCAGGGACCGCCATGAACGGCGAGGAGTTTGACGCTATCGCCAGTGAACTGACCCTCG